GTAACATCCCCATAAAACAGATGGAAATCATCGTGATCCATCAAATGATCGATTCGCCTAGTATTGATCTGGCTCGTTCTACGCTTGATGCCATGAACTTCATAGCCCTTGTTTAAGAGCAATTCTGCCAGGTAGCTTCCATCCTGACCAGTTACCCCGGTAATTAAGGCTTTACCCAAGATTCCTTCCAGTTATAATGAACACCAATGGCTCCCAATGTCGCAGCTATGGTAGTTGCAAACCACCTATTTCTTGACTTCTTTACTTTTTTAAGGGCTGCGATATTGTCAATAGCCAATTGCATATTCTGCGCCTCCAAGGTATCTCTTTCAGTGCGCATGGATTCCAAATCCTTTTTCAATGCCGTAATGGTTCCATTGTGCCTTGCCAAATCAACATAAATCAAAGCCAATTCCGCTTTGGCTTTCTTCAGTTCAATACGGTCAAGATCGCACTGCTCCAAGTCAGCGACCATCATCTCAAACAAGTATTGAGGTGTGTAGATCAGAGAATCATTGAGCGAAGTATCTTCTTGACAGAAACTCGTTGAACTGCTCAGAAGCATTATCATTAACATTGCGATTTTTTTCATTGCGATAGATGATTAAGGGTTTAGAGTTGATAAACTTGGTTTCATTCTTTTGCAAGACCAGCTGTGCATTCTCGGTCAGCATGTAATCATTAAGCTCGGTAAGCTTTTGGTTTTTCAGAGTGATTTCATCCAGTGCAAGCTGGGTTTCCTCAAGCTTCTGAATCAATGCCTGGTTGTCCTTATGGACTACATTCATCCTTGTACCAAGGAAGATGCAACCCAAAGCACAGGCGATGGTTGAGATTTTGTAAATCATTTTTTTATGGGTTTAGTGGTGATTTGCAGTCTATCATGGCTTTCATCTTTTCCTGTTCAAGCCACTTAAAATATCGCATTAGCCTTGCGCCATTCCTTGATAATACGCATAAGTACCTTTTGCTGATGCGCATCAAATTTGTTAAATTCAACATAGTGCATAAATGTTTCTTCATCTATTCCGGTAGCCATTAAAAGGATCTTGATGTTCATGCCCAGCTCAAGGCTGTCTATGATCATGTCCTGAAGTTTGTCCATTTATTATATCCTGTAAAGATTTGAAGTCAATCCTTAAGGCAGATGCAAGCCTGCCTATCTCATCAATGTTGAGCAAAGATGGGTTTTTTATGGCCATGTAGAACTTCCGCCTATTGATTTGGCTGCGCTTGATTAAATACTCCTTCTTGTAACCGGAAGTGTTGATCAGTTGCTTTAATGTAAACATGGGGCGAATTACGGAAAAGTATCCCATTAGAACCAAATAAATTTAACGATTGTAAAATAATCTCGCTGAAAATCAGCATAATAAAGTTATTTTTGACCCTAAATGTTGGAGGTTACAATTTTGTAACTAATTTGGCGGCACCAAACAACAAAAACATGAAACCACTACTAACATTTGCAGCTGCATTAATCGCCATGTCAGCAGCCGACCAAGATCAAATTATCGTAGCCCTTATCTTTATGTGTGTAAGTGTTTATTTCTTCCTAAAATCTTTAGAGCATGAGCAACATTGAAGATTACAACAAACAAATCATTAAAGGAATGCCCATTAAAATTGACCGCAACGAAACCATCAGAGGCGGTATCAACTGGGATCTGGTCGCACGACTTAAGGACTATTGGCGCATGCACGGCTACCCTACAGATAGCGACTATTCAAACCATGTCAAAGGTTTAAAACTTCAACGATGATGGAAATCAAAGCAAAATCCAGATGGCGCAACATCTACTCCGATGAGTATATCACAGTCCAGCGAGTTTATTGGGGGATGGTCTATTACACCAAGGACATAGCAAATATTACCATAGACCCCTTAATGGCACTGACCCACTTTATGAAGCCAGAGCATGTATTCTTAAACACCTATAAACCTATAACCTATTAATCAAATGACTGACAAACTAACACACTGGAAACAGCTCAAGAATCCAGATTACATCGGAGCCTATGCGCTCCAACCCGGTGAGGAGCTAATCCTCACAATCAAATCATGCGGCCTTGAGCAAGTCGTGGGAACCGATGGCAAAAAGCAAGACTGCCTTGTGATGCACTTCATGGAGCAAGTCAAGCCGATGATCCTGAACAACACCAACGCCAAGACCATCACCAAGATCCATGGGACTCCTTACATGGAGCAATGGTCAGGCAAACTAATCCAAATCTTTGCTCGCAAAGTAAGGGCATTTGGCGAGGATGTAGATGCGCTGCGGATCCGTGACTTTGTACCCAAGAAGGTAACCATCGATCCCGCAAAAGCCATCGCAGCCATTAACGCCTGTGCTTCCTTGGATCAACTCAAAAAAACCTACACCGCCCTGAGCAAAGATGAGCAAGGTCATCCCGATGTCATCAAAGCAAAGGATAACAAGAAAGGAGGCTTGGCATGACGAAAATAGAAACCTTTGAGATATGGATCGGTGATGACAGACTGATCGAGGCAACCGTAGAAATCACCGCTAATTACTACGATGAAACAACCTACACCTCACCCAGCTGCGACTACTATTGGAAATGCCTTGAGCTAACTGAGACCCTTGAAGATGGCACCATAGTACATCTGGAAGTAGATGACTATGAAGATGAAATTGAACAAATGGTAATAGCCGAGATATAATATGCAATTAAAAGATGAAGTATTAAAAAAGCTGGACAACCAGCGATCCGTTCTGATCCATGAACTCATGGCACGCAGCAACGACAGCAACATCATCCATGTATCCAGAATCATAAACCAGCTTTACATGGCAGCTTGGGAGGAAGGCTTTATCAAAGGGCTGGAGTTCTATGGCCCAGGCAAAAATGATGATTACTTACAACGAACACTAAATAAGTTAAACCAAGAAAATTAAAAACCATGACAACGCACATTAATCGTGAAGTATTAAAACAAATTTTAATTGACTTTCCTCAAACATTCACAAGTGATTCTGTAACAAAAAAGTTAAAATCAAATGGATATAATTATAAAACCAGTTCAGGTGAGTTATCTCATAATCTTAAAAAGCTTGGATATGTCAATATGGGACATCGTAGCAAAGTATGGACTAAAAAAATTGATAATTCTATAAATCAAACAAAACAAATTTTAAAAGATTTAACTCAATATCCAATTGAAGAATTAATACAAGAAATCAAGCGAAGGGGATACACTGGCACATTGAACCCACCATCTAAATCCATCATCCTATGATCATACACAACTGCGAGCAAGGAAGCCATGAATGGCATCAGCTCAGACTCGGCAAACTCACCGGGTCAAGACTCAAAAAGATGTTCGCCAAGGACAACTTATCCCTAATCGATGAAATCATAGCCGAAGAAGAAGTAGGCATGATCGATGACGATGAGTTCGTAAGCGAAGAGATGCAACGAGGCATCGATATGGAACCGCTAGCGATTCAGGAATATTCAAACATTACTGGCTATGATGTGGATCATCCTTGCCTAATCCAGTCAGAGGATTGGACAATTTTAGTCCAAAGTCCAGATGGTTACATCGGAACTGAAGGGGCTGTCGAGATTAAATGCCCAAAGACCAAGAACCACATTAAATACATCCGCCAAGGCAAAATCCCAAATGAATACAAAGAGCAGATCTGGTCTTACTTCCTTGTCAATCCTGACCTTAAATGGGTGGACTTTGTAAGCTACGATCCACGACTTGCGAAGAAACCTATCTGGATCCTGCGCATAAACCGCGAAGATGTAGCAGATGAACTCAATACAGCAAAGGTCGAACTGATTAAATTCATAATAAAACTAGAGCAGTACCGCTCAGAAATATTTTTCTGATATGCCTGGAAAACCCTACAACAAGTGGCCCAATGTCTGGCCTCACTATGGCAAGCCAAAGCACGCACCAAGAGCATCCATGCGATGGAGTGAACCCAACCTGGTCGCATTCATACAATCCAAGCCCGATTGGGACTGTAAAAAAGTGGCTGAATATCTTAACATCACCGACCAGCACGCCAAGTACCTTCTACTGAAAGCTAACCTACCAAACATCAAAGCATGGCTGAAAGATCAAACCACCGCTGGACAATGAATGAAAAGCGCATCATCATGGCTAATCCCATGAAATCAGAT